TGGCGTAAATACTTGGTTTAAATGTTACCCTGTAGGAACAAATACAGTTATCTCGGTAGGAAACTGGGCGTAAAATCATAGAAGGAACACCATAAAGGATAAATATGGCAACGACAGTAACCCTAAAACCTAATGCGATTGACCTCTCTGGTTCGACTTCAGGGACAACCACATTGCAAGCAACTGCGGTGGCTGGTACAACTACCATCACTCTTCCTGCGGCAACTGACACCTTGGTTGGCAAGGCAACAACAGACACCCTGACCAATAAGACCCTGACTACTCCTGTAATCAGCACAATCTCGAATACAGGAACTATCACTCTACCAACATCGACAGATACTTTGGTGGGTCGGGCAACAACGGATACCTTGACAAACAAGACCCTAACTACACCAGTTATCAGTTCACTTTCATCTGCATCTGCTACTGCGCTAACTTTGCAGTCTGCTGGCACTACTGCGATTACTGTTGATACTTCACAGAATGTGGGGATTGGTACTTCTTCGCCAACTCAAAAACTTCATGTGATTGGCGCAATGCTTATTGGCAATTATGGTGGCAATCAGTATTTATATTTTGATAGTACATCTGCTTATGTTGGTAGAAATTCATCAACAGGTGATATTTGGTTAAACAATAGTGGTTCACAAAATACTATTTTTGGTGTTGGCAGCACAGAAAAAATGCGTATCGACTCTAGCGGTAACTTGCTGGTGGGAGGTACAACTGTTTACGGAAGTTGCAAAACCACTATTGATTCTGGTAGCGGAAATTCTTTAGCAATTCGTTTAACAAATACTGGTTCTAGTTATACGCTTTTTTACTATAACAGTACCGTTACAGGAAGTATTGGTACTAATGGAACTACTACTTCTTTTAACACATCATCTGACTATCGGTTAAAAGAAAACATTGCACCTATGACAGGTGCTTTGGCTACAGTAGCGCAACTTAAACCTGTAACTTATAAATGGAAATCAAATGGCTCTGATGGACAAGGTTTTATTGCCCATGAATTACAAGCAGTAGTACCAGATTGCGTTACTGGAGAAAAAGACGCAGTAGACGAAAATGGTGATATTAAGCCACAGGGAATTGATGTTTCATTCCTAGTAGCAACACTAACAGCGGCATTGCAAGAGACTAAAGCATTGATAGACACACAAGCCGCAACAATCACCGCACTAACCGCCCGAATTGTGGCTTTGGAGAGCAAATAATGGCTACTACTTGGACAATCGCACAACTAGACCGCCAAACCTCTAATGGGTTTGTTACTACCGCACATTGGACTGCAAGCGTAGTAGATGGGGATTACTCCGCATCTACATACGCAACAAGTTCATGGGCTGATGGAACGCCTACAACCCCCTACGCTGACCTGACAGAAGAAACTGTACTGGGTTGGGTATGGGCAAATGGCGTAGACAAAGAGGCAGTAGAGGCTAGTCTGCAAGCGCAGATTGATGCACAGAAGAATCCTATAAGTGCTACTGGAGTGCCTTGGTGAGTCCAGAACTGCAAAAGTATTATGAAGCCCGCTTTGACTTGATGTCAAAAGAGGGATGGAAAGACTTAATGGAAGATATTGACACAATGATTGAATCGTTGAACAATATCAGTACAATCCCTGACGAAAAGTCCTTGCAATTCAAGAAGGGCGAATTGTCAATACTCACATGGCTGAGAACCTTGAAAGAGGTCAGCGAGAGAGCATTTGAGGAATTGAATGAAAAGACTATTTGATTTTGCCTGTGAAAACGGGCATAAAACTGAGAGATTCTGTGATTATGAGACACGGGATTTCTTATGTGAGTGCGGAGCAACAGCCAACCGCCTCATAAGCGCACCTAACTTCAAATTGGAAGGGTGGTCTGGTTCTTTCCCATCAGAGCATGGGAAGTTCGAGAAGAAACACCTTGACAGACTGAAGTGGGAGCAAAGTAACAACTTGTAAAAAGTGCAAGTTAAATGTCCTGAGAACGATAAACACGCAGGAAAAGGAAAAATATGTTGATTGATAATGAAGATGAGTTGCCAAGTGAGTTAGACGTAGTTGAAGAACAACAGCAAGCAAAACTACCTGAACCAGAACAACTTTCAGACGTTCCCAATTTCTATCGGGATAAAAGTCTAGAAGATGTTATCAAGATGCATCAAGAGGCTAACAAGTTAATTGATCGTCAAGGGAAAGAAGTAGGCGAAATTCGTAAACTAGCAGATGAACTTATAAAGCAGAACCTTAGTTCTAACAAACAACCTATTAAAGAGGAAGCACCAGAAGTAGACTTCTTTGAGAATCCAAAAGAGGCAATTCGTCAGACTGTCGATAACCATCCAGATGTGGTAGCGGGACGCCAAGCGGCTCACGACTTCAAAAGGATGCAGATTCAGCAAAAGTTAACGCAAGAGCATCCCGACTACGGTCAGGTTGCATCAGACCCAGACTTTGCAAATTGGGTGAAATCTTCACCTATTCGCATAAATCTGTTTGCCAAGGCTGATGGTGAGTTTGATTACGATAGTGCAAACGAATTACTTACTACTTATAAACAGTTACGTGGCATTAAGGCAAAACAGACTAGCGATGCGGGTGAAACCCAGCGCAAGACTAACCTGAAGGCGGCGGGTGTTGATGTAGGTGGTAGTGGAGAATCAGGAAAGAGGATATACAGAAGGGCTGACCTTATTCGGCTAAAAATGGAAAATCCGAACCGATATGAAGCATTGAGTGACGAGATCATGCAAGCGTATTCAGAAGGTCGGGTCAAATAATTAACTTATCGCTTTTTGGAGATTTATCATGCCTTTAGGTACAAATAATGTGACAGTAACGACTGCGGCAACGTTCATTCCTGAAATTTGGAGTGACGAAATTGTTGCGGCTTATAAAAAGAACCTCGTCTTAGCAAACTTGGTTATGAAGATGTCTTTCAAGGGCAAGAAGGGTGATGTAGTTCACGTTCCTGCTCCTACCCGTGGTTCTGCGTCTGCAAAGGCGGCTGGTTCACAAGTAACTTTGATTGCGGCAACGGAATCTGAAGTTCAGGTAGCCATTGACAAACACTATGAATATAGCCGTTTGATCGAAGACATCGTAGAAGCACAGGCTTTAAACAGTCTGCGTAACTTCTACACAGCAGACGCTGGTTACGCTTTGGCTAAACAAGTCGATACAGACTTAATTAACCTTGGACGTGAAACCAATAATGGTGCTGGTACAAACGCCTACGCAACTGGTGCGTTTATTGGTGGTGATGGTACATCTGCTTATGTTGCCGCAAGCAACAATGAGTCAGCCTTGACCGATGCCGCTATTCGCCGCACCATTCAGCGCTTGGATGACAACGATACTCCTATGGATGGTCGTTTCTTCATCATCCCACCCTCAAGCCGTAACACGCTAATGGGCTTGGCACGTTACACAGAACAAGCCTTTGTTGGCGGTACTAACAATACCATCCGCACAGGTGAGATCGGTAACTTGTATGGCATCCCTGTGTTTGTCTCAAGCAATTGCGACACAGCATCAGGTTCTGCCGCCGCCCGTGTTTGTTTAATGGGACACAAAGATTCTTTGGTTCTGGTTGAGCAAATTGGTGTGCGTTCACAAGTCCAGTACAAGCAAGAGTACCTTGCTACGCTGTTCACATCTGATACGTTGTATGGCGTTCAGATTCTCCGTGATGCGGCAAGCACAGGTGCGGCTAAGTCTGCATCTATGTTCGCTCTCTTAGTTCCTGCCTAATTGCAGTTGCGCCCCTCGCCCTAGTGGTGGGGGGACTTTTTTAACCTAATTAGGAGAAATTATTATGGCAACAGCAAGTGCAGTTGTAACTCGTAGAGGCAATGACAGTTTTCGGGGTTTATTCTCTGATACTTGGTCAGTTGTTTGTACTTTAAATGCTGGCTCATTAGTTGATGGTGCTGGTGAAACAGATGATGTAACAGTTCCAGGCGTTGCCTTGGGTGACATGGTTCTTTGTGCATCTTTGGCTGTGGATTTGGTTGGTTTGACTGTGACGGGTTATGTCTCAGCCGCCAATACAGTTAAGTTCCGCATCCAAAACGAGTCAGGTTCTACAGCAGACTTGGCATCAGCCACTATGGACATTATTATTGTCCGTATGGTGTAAGGATCGGGGGGCTTGCTCCCCTTTCTTTTAAGGATAAATATGGCTTTGTTTCGTTGCAATAAATCTGGCAATACAGTCGAATTCAGATATGACTTTGATATTGTCGAAATGCGTAGGCATCCAGAATACACAGAGGTTGATACTTCTGCTGTTGTGGAGGTTGAGAAGGTTGATGGAACAAGGCAGACACTAACTTTGAAGAAACCTATGGGTAGACCCCGTAAGGAACAACTGTTATGAGTGATATTGATGCGAGAGATTTTGGCAGAATAGAAGCCCAAGTAGAGGCTCTGCAAGTGGAAGTTCACCAATTGAGCAATGATGTTCGTGCTTTACTCGAACTAGCAAACCAGTCTAAGGGTGGCTTTTGGATGGGGATGGTCATTGCCTCTGCCTTATCTGGCGTGGTGAGTTTCTTTGCCGCAAGGTGGATCAAGTAAGTTAACCAAGGAGAAAACTTATGATGTACGGAAAACCAAGCAAGATGCCTAAGAAAAATAGCAAAAAGGGTGTGCCTATTGCCATTATGGTGGCAGTTGGTAAGCCAAAAGGTCTGCCCATGCGTGGTCAGCGCACCGCTACCAACATGATGAAGAAGTCTGGGAGAAGTAAATGAGTTCACTATCTGGGGCAAAAACCCTTTTAAGTGCGGTAGTCGCAACTGGTGCATCTACTGCTGTGCAAGCAGACGCAGGGCAACCTGCATTTCTGCAAGTTACAGGTATAACAACCGCTACTGTTGCTTTCCAAGGTAGTTTGGATGGAACAACCTTTGCAACGATTGGTACTGCTTTGACTGCTGATGGCATTGTTACTATTGCCAATGCACCAAAGTATTTGAGAGCCAACTGTACAGCCTACACCTCTGGAACTATTACAGCAAAGGTCTTGTACTAATATGAAGAACCAGCCACACTATTTGCCTGATGGGAAACTGTACAAAGGTGAGACACATAAATCTGGGTCAACTTTAATGACTGGTGCAAAGCATAGTGCAAGTAGTAAGGTTTTAACTCACACTCCTACCAAGAAGGCGAAGAAGAAATGAAACAAGGTCTATATGCCAATATCAATGCCAAGCAAGCAAGAATTAAGGCTGGCTCTGGAGAAAAGATGCGTAAGGTTGGTAGCAAAGGTGCGCCAACTGCTGATGCATTTAGACAGTCTGCTAAAACCGCAAAGAAACCAAAAAAGGTGAAGTGATGAAAACTCCCGCTTGGCAACGCTCCGAAGGTAAAAATCCTAAAGGGGGGTTGAACTCCAAGGGCAGAGCATCTTATAATGCGGAAACTGGTGGTAATTTAAAAGCACCCGTCAAATCAGGGGACAACCCTCGCAGAGCAAGTTTCTTGGCTCGTATGGCTGGTAATAGCGGTGCTGAGTACAAGAATGGTGAACCGACAAGACTGCTTCTTTCGTTAAAAGCATGGGGTGCAAACTCCAAGACTGACGCAAAGGCAAAAGCCAAGTCTATTTCCGAACGAAATAAGGCAAAGGCAAAATGAGAGCATTATCAGTTGGTGTTAGTCCTACGGCGGCAGTAGACACAACAGTCTATACCTGTCCTACGGGCTATTACGCCAAATTTACTGTAATGTATATACACAATACAGGTGGCTCTACCAAACATATAACTGTTCAATGGTTTGACGCAAGTGCTAATAGCACTCTTGATATATTGACTTCTCTTGATTTCAGTACAAAAGAATATTTGCAGTTTGATGGCAATGCCTACATTGTGTTTGAAGAAGGCGACAAACTCAAAATAACTACTCAGTCTGCAAGTTCATTCAGTTTTATAGCAACCTTTGAAGAAATAGGATTGACAAGACAATGACGTACTTAGAACTAATTAACGATGTATTGGTTCGATTGCGTGAACCAACTGTATCTACTAACCTAGAAACAACTTACTCAACCCTGCTTGGCAAGTTTGTCAATGATGCAAAGCGTCAGATTGAGGATGCCTTTGCTTGGAACGTATTAGTTCAAACTATCACACTTACCACAGTTGCAAACACTTCTTCCTACTCCCTCACAGGGGCTGGTCAGAAGTTCCAAGTCTTAGACGCAATCAATACCACTAGCCTTTTAGGGATGACAAACATTGATTTTGTCACCATGAATCGCAACATTAACTTCTTACCCGTTGGCACTTCAGCACCAGTTAACTATGCTTTTAATGGCGTAGATGGTAGTTACGATACAAAAGTAACCTTGTATCCAGTACCAGATGCTGTATACACAGTTAAATTCTCTTTAGCCATAGCACAAGCCAATTTGTCTGCTGACGCTACTGTGGTGCAAGTACCTGATGTTTTAGTGGCTCAAAACGCCTATGCAAGAGCATTGGTGGAGCGTGGTGAAGATGGTGGCTTGTCTTCCTCAGAGGCGTATGCGCTATACAAATCAATGTTGTCAGACCATATTGCTTTGGAGGGTACACGTTATCCTGATCGTGGGGAGTTTGTAGCAACATGAGCCAAGCAATCCAAGTCTCTAGCATAAGCGCACCAGGCTTTTACGGGTTAAACACCCAAGATTCGCCTTTGGACTTGAATCAAGGCTTTGCTTTAGTTGCCACCAATTGTGTAATTGACCAATACGGACGCATTGGCTCACGCAAGGGTTTCTCAAGGGTTAACTCATCTTCTGGTGCTTTGGGTGCAAATGATGTTGGCGTAATACATGAGTTAGTTCAGGCTGATGGCACTTTGACTGTGCTGTTCTCTGGTAACAACAAGTTATTCAAGTTGGATGGCTCAAACGCTGTTTCAGAGTTGACCTATGGTGGTGGCGGTACTGCCCCTACTATCACAGCAAACAACTGGCATTGCACATCCTTAAATGCAATAACTTTCTTCTTTCAATCAGGGCATGACCCGTTGATCTTTGACCCTGCGGTAAGCACTACAACATTTAGGCGTGTGTCTGAGAAGACTGGTTACGTTGGTACTGTGCCAAATGCAAACATTGCTATTAGTGCTTATGGTCGCTTGTGGGTGGCAAGTACAACTACAAACATAACAACCATTTCTTTCTCTGATTTGCTTTCTGGTCATGTTTGGTCTACTGGAACTTCTGGTTCTTTAAATGTAGACAGGGTATGGCCTAACGGGGCAGATGAAATCACAGGGTTGGCGGCTCACAATGGCTTTCTAATTATCTTTGGTAAGCGTCAAATCTTGGTGTATGCCAATGCAACTACGCCATCTACCATGACTTTGAGTGACACAGTTGGTGGCATTGGTTGTATAGCAAGGGATACGATTGCATCTACGGGCAAGGACATTCTCTTCTTGTCTAACTCTGGCATACGCTCGTTTGCTAGAACGATTATTGAAAAGTCAGCCCCATTGGGAGACTTGTCCAAGAATGTACGCAATGATCTGTTGTCTACGATTGCTGGTGAGACTCTAGCCAATCTAAAGGCTGTTTATTCAGAAAGAGATGCTTTCTACCTGATAACCTTCCCATTGGTTAAGCAAGTGTTCTGCTTTGACACAAGATTGCAGTTGCAAGATAACTCATTCAGAGTAACGACTTGGGACTCTATTGAACCAACTGCTTTGCTTTCCCGCAGGAGTGGTGACTTGCTGATTGGCAAGAATGGTTTTATTGGCAAGTATGGTACTTATTTAGACCATACAAGTAGTTATCGTTTCTTGTACTACACAAACCATGCTGATCTAGGCGATCAAGCGGTTACTTCTATATTGAAAAGATTGTCTATTGTTGCTATTGGTGGCTCAAACCAGTTTGTAACAATGAAGTGGGGATTTGACTTCTCTACTAACTACTTAGCCGCAACTACCTTTATTCCGACACAAGGAACATCTGAGTATGGGGTTGCAGAGTACAACAATCCAAACAATCAGGTTGTGACGATAACCAATGCAAGCCCTGCGGTTGTTACATCTGTTGATGGTTCTTCATTTGTGTTGAATAACACAATAACTTTGACAACTACTGGAACTTTGCCTTCTGGGTTACTTGTGTTGACAACGTATTACTGCATTAATGTTTCAACAACTACCTGTAACTTGTCTTTAACGCCTAGTCCTGGTACGGCAATCAATACAACAACAGCGGGTAGTGGTACGCATACCGCAGTACACGCACAGCCCTCTGTAACTAACGAGTATTCAGATGGCGTTTCGTTGCAGACCTTACAAGTCAATGCAAGTGGTTCTGGCAAAGTTGTGCAAACTGGTTATGAGACTAATATTTCAGGTAATGAACTATCTATTCAGAAGATTGAAATTCAATCTAAACGTGGCAGATTAAGTTAAGGGGAAAAAATGACAAATTATGTGAAATCAACAAACTTTGCTACCAAAGACAATCTTGCGTCTGGTGATCCATTAAAGATTGTTAAGGGTACGGAGATAAATACTGAGTACGACAACATTGCTATTGCTGTTGCTACTAAGGCAGATGTTGCATCGCCTACCTTTACTGGTACTGTAACCATACCAACACTTGCATTGACAAATGATTTGGCTGTTACAGACGGAGGTACTGGTGCATCGACTGCGGCAAATGCTCGTACTAACCTGAGTGCGGCATCTTCTGGTGCTAACTCTGACATTACCTCTATTACTGGTTTGACAACGGCTTTGACTGTTGCACAGGGTGGCACAGGGTTGGCTACTCTTACTGCAAACAATGTAGTTTTGGGTAATGGTACAAGTAATGTGCAGTTTGTTGCCCCTAGTACCTCTGGCAATCTACTAACTTCAAACGGAACTACTTGGACTTCTACTGCACCAGCCGCAAGCGGGGTTACTTCAGTAGCAACAGGCAACGGATTATCTGGTGGAACTATTACATCAACTGGCACATTAGTTGTTGCTTGCCCTTCTTTTAATTCTGTTGGTAGTTATTGCATGGGAAGCGTATTAATAATTACTGCTATGAATAGTGGTGATAATCGGACGGCTGGTGGTTCAAATGACCAAGTTCAATCTTCGGATACACAGTTGAGTTTTTTAACAAATAATTTATCAGGAACATGGAAATGGATGGGGGCTAATATTCCAAGTGCGTGTAACCCCAGAGTTTTTGGGATTTTCTGTCGTGTCTCTTAAAAGGAAAAATTAAATGTTTACTCTTGAATACGCAAAAAACCCCGTGTATGGAAATTCAGAAGGAACTTCTATTCTGTTAACTGTTAAATGGCAAGAACTTAATGAAGATATGCCTTTTGCCGCAACAAGTTATGACACTATGGCTCATGGCGTAGATTTGTATAACAGAGCAAAGGCTGGTGAGTTTGGTGAAGTTTCTCCTTATGTTGCACAAACAGCAACAGAAGATCAACCAAGCACGACAGGAACGCAAGACTTATGACCTATGGAATATATCCAAACTCAACGCCAGAGTTTCGTATGCTTCAAAAAGAAGATGGGACAATGGCAATGCAAGTTAGATATATCAATGCACCAATGGGATATACAGGCAAGTGGATGGATGTGAAAGCGGAAAAAGAAAATGACAATACGAATTGCACCGACACACCAAGTCATGTATGACGGGGCATCTTTGAATGTGTTTCACGCAAACAAGGGTGAAGGGTTACCAAGCCATGAACACGTTTATGCACATTTAACTGTCTGTCATGCAGGAAGTTGTGTGATTCGTAAAGAAGGAATTGAGAAAGTGATTGACAAGTACACGCAACCGATAAACCTCAAGGCTAATGAGTGGCATGAGATTGAGGCATTGGAAGATGAGACTGTGTTTGTGAATGTGTTTGCGGAAGGCAAGTATTGAAGACTCCTGTGGTCATTCGGAAAGATTATGTAATTTACCTAGAATTGTTTGACAATTTATTATGGTTTCATACAGATGTTTTCAAATGGTCAGCAGAGATAAAAAAGAGGTACAGATTGGATTTGGCAAAGTTAGAAGATTTAGTTGATATGCCGCTGTTGGCAGTCGTTGATGTAACGAACAATAAATTAACTAAGTTTGCTGAATCTTTTGGGTGGGTTGTAAAAGGACAAATGGTTTTAAACAATGGCAATAAAGCCTTAATTTATGCTTCACAAGCATAAGGGAGAAGAAAATGGGTGATCCAGTATCAAGTGCGTTAATTCCTGCGGGTATTCAGTTACTAAGCAGTTCTATGGCTGGCGACTCTGCAAGAGATGCGGCACAGACTTCTGCTAATGCTCAACTTGAATCGTCAAGATTGGCGGCAGAGGCGGCTAAATTTACTCCTTATGGAGTTGCTGGAGATCTATTTTCTCAGCCAAAATATTCAGTTGATGCCCAAGGAAGGCCAACTGTTGACCTTGGAATAAATCCTGAATTTAGAGCCTATCAAGATAGGTTATTGGCATTAACTGGTAGAGGTTTAACGCAAGCAGAACAGGCAGGACAACAATATGCTCCTTTGACAGGTGCGGCAACTGGTCTGTTTAATCTTGGAGAACGATATTTAGCAGAAACTCCAGAGCAAGTTGCTCAAAAGTACATGACAAGTCAATACGACTTGCTTGATCCTAGTCGGCAAAGACAGTTGGCAAACATTAGAAACCAAAACTTTCAAACAGGTCGTGGTGGTTTATCAGTAGGTTCTACTGGTTTGCGTCCAAGTGGCGCAGAAGGTTTGGTGGGTACTAATCCTGAATTAGAAGCCTATTACAACGCATTAGCACAACAAGATGCTCAATTGGCGGCAAATGCAACTCAGGCTGGTCAACAACAAGTTGCCTTTGGCACAGGATTGTTTGGCGCAGGTTCTAACTTGCTTAACCAATACCAAACTGGTCAAGTTGGTGCATTGTCTCCATTCTCTACTGGTTTGGGTTTAGCATCAACAGTAAATCAACTTGCTTATGAGCCTGTAAGACTTGGTGCTGAATTGGGTGGTCGTGCAATGCAAGGAGGCGCACAAGCAGGACAATCGTTGCTATTGGGTGGATTAGGTGCGGCAAGGGCTATGCAACCAGCCAATGCGCTAGACCCATTCTCAAGAACCCTATCCAATCTTGGTGAGAATCGTCAGTTCACAAGTGGATTAGGTAAATTGTTTGGTAGCGGTAATAACCCATACTCATCCTTTACAAACTCTGAATTTATGGGAATCACACCTTTTTAAAGGAATAATCATGGCAGAATCAATAATGAGTGGTTTGTTTGGGATAACTCCTGAGTCGTATCAAGATACCAGACAACTGCAAGAACAAGCACAGGCACTTCAACAGGCTCAGTTAAACCCTTATGAAGCGGTTAACTACATGGCGGCTAGGGCTGGTCAGCAACTAGGTCGTGGCATTGGTGGGTTATTAGGTGGTCAAGACCCAATGTTACAAAAGATCACGGCACAAGATCAAATCTTAAAAAGTTTAGATATTACCAATCCACAATCAATTGCTACTGGTATTGAAAGAGCGCAACAGGCTGGAATTCCTGAGTTAGCATTTAAGTTGTTGGCGGTTCGTGATGATGCTACTGCCAGACAACAAAGGCAATTGGCGACACAGCGTGAAATGATGGCTCAAAGCATTGCAATGAGAGCGTATGACCCAGGCAAACCAGAACAAATTGTTCCTGAAAGAACTGTCATTGATCAAGCGGCAGATACGTCTTATTTGGAGCCTCAACGAGTTGCTCCAGCGGTTGCGCCAAGTTATGACATCTCCCGTGTCGCTCCTCAATTGATGGCTCTTGGCCCACAGGGTGTTGCTCAATTAACTACGGCTAAAGCGGCAGAAAAAGCATTGTTACCAGAAACTCAAATTGTCAAAGAAGGCGAAACAATTTATCAGAGATTACCCGATGGTGGTTACAAACCATTGATTAGTGGCCCGATCAAGAAAGAGGCATTTACTGGTGATTATGCTAATGCCTCATTGATGTTGTTTGGGACTGCCAATGTTAGTAAGATACCTCAGACACCAGAGGCAATGGATGCCATTACTAAACAAGCGGCTGTTATAGCGCAATCCAAGAGGCCCATCACTAATGTTACAAATACAGTTTCCAACAATACGCAAAAGGGATTTAGTGAGCAATTTATGGAAAACGTTGCATCGAATATTAAGGCTGGACGTGCCGCTGTCAACGCAATTGGTGCTGTGCAAAATATGCAAACTTTGCTTGATGAAGGTGTACGAACTGGTTTTGGTCAGGATACGATGCTTCAGCTTGGTCGTGCTGGACAATTTTTTGATCCTGAATTTAAAGTCAAGGGATTGGCTGGACAAGAAGCGTTTCAATCATTTTCAACTGGTGTAATTTTGCCGCAAGTAAAACAACTTGGTGTAAACCCAACAGATACAGATTTGAAATTTATTTCAACAGGAGCGCCAGGATTATCTAAAACGCCAGAAGGAAATAAATTATTGTTGTCTGCATTGCAACTTAAACTAAATCGTGAACAAGATTTAGCAAGATTTACAAACCAATTTTTGGCTTCTAATCAAGAATTAGTTACAAACAATCCTGTTCAGGCTTACACAAAGTTTAATGATGCGTTTGATCAATACACGAAAACTAGCCCGCTATACGGGCCAGCGTCTGACTCTTTACGCAAAAGATTTAATGATCTTGGAACTAGGTCAACAGGAAATCCAGCGGCCCGTAACGCTTTAAAAAGCGGCGGTCTTACAAATTAAGGGGTAACTTATGGCTTCGTTAAATGACCAAATTCTTGATTTGCGGGATGAACTAGAAATAGCCAAGTCAGAAGGAAAAATTACCGATTCAGGCACAAAAATGCTTGAACAACTTAACACAAAAAGTTTTACAACTGGCGGGTTTGGTCAATTCTTGCAAGGGTTGAGTCTTAATTTTTCAGAAAATGTTACTGGTGCATTAAAGTCTTACTTAACGCCTGGGCCAGATGAAATATCTAAACAACTTAAGCTAGGCGCACCAGACAAGCCAGCGCCATCGCCAACAGATGTTGCCATTCAAATGGAACGTATTGGTTTGAGTGAATATGCAAAAGAATCACCAGCCAAAAGTATTTCAGCAAACATTGCTGGTTCAGCAGTTCCTGCTTTGGTTACAAAAAAACCTGTCACTAGTTTTCCTGCACAAATGGGACTTGCTGGGGCGGCAGGATTTACTGCTGGTCTTGGTGAATCAGAAGCTGAACTTTTTAGCCCTGAATCACTAAAATCTGGAGGCATTGGTACAGTAACTTCTTTGGCAGTCTTACCAATAGCAAAAGGGGTCGGCATGGGCGCTGGGGCTGTCTACCGAGGCGTTGTAAAGTCTATCTTTAGTAACCCCCAACGCATTGGTACTGATGAGGCAAGAGGACTAATTAAACAAGCCCTTATCAATGACAAGGGCGGTGTGGATGAAGCCATCCAGTTTGTGCTTGAACAAAAGGGAAAGCCTTACTCCATTGCTGATGTTGGCCCAAATACCAGAGCATATTTAGATGCGGCAAATACTATCCCTGGCCCAGGGAAAAAACAAGCACAAGAGTTTTTGCAGAATCGAGACAAGGGCGTTCTTTCTCGACTAACTTCTGACTTGCAAGTTGCTTTTGGCTCTAAAGCGGCTTTCTTTGATGAGTTCAATGCGCTTAAAGATGCAAGGTCTGATTTGGGTGGAAAACTTTACGAAAGAGCATTGCAAAAAGATGTGCCAGTTACGCCAGAGTTAACAAATCTTTTTAATCGTCCAAGTGTGCAAGATGCCTACAACAGAGCAATTAACATTGCTAAAGAAGAAGGCATTAAATTGCCTAACGTAAAAATTGTTGATGGAAAATTGCAAACATTAGACGGCAATGATGTTACTAAAATAAACACCACTTTTTTACATTACATGAAGATGGGTTTGGATGATGTTGTTTTTACAGGAAAGAGTCCAACTAGCGGCATTGGTTCAACTGAACTTGGGAAAATAAAAGGCACTCGGATTCAGTTTCTTGACCAATTAGATGCCGCTAATCCCACCTACAAAAATGCAAGACGAGTTTGGGCTTCAGACACGGCTGTTATGGACGCAATGGAAGAAGGGCGAACAGCTTTAAATAAACAGCCTAAAGATGTTGATGTTTTGTTAAATGACATGAAGACAATGACCAAATCAGAACTTGAAGGCTTGCGTCTTGGTGTTATGCAAAACTTGCTTGATCGTCTTGGTGGAGCGCAAACAGCGGCAACAGTTGTTGGCCCAACAGGTAATCCAGCGTTAAAAATCATTAACGACCCAAAAAATCTACGAGTGCTTAGAGCAACATTTCCAAAAGATGAAGCTGGAGATAAGACTTTTGAGCAATTTATGAAAAATATGAAGTCTGAAGTTGACATGAAAAGCACATCTAAGCAAGTCTTGCAAGGCTCACAAACAGCAGAAAGAACACAAGCTATTTCAGACGTAAAGGCTGGCGGGCAAGCTGTGCGTGAACTGCCAGCTATGAGTGTGCAAGGGATTTTGATGAGGGCTTTGCAACGTGACTATTCTCAACTTGGCGATGCACAAACTAGGGCTGTGGCAGATGAGATGACTAGAATTTTGACAACCACAGCGACAGACCCAAAGAAATTGCAAAAAATATCTAAGCAATTAGCTGGTCGTAGTGTCTATGATGTAATCAGCAAAGACATTCCTGAACTGTTGCCTGCTTTGGGACGAGCGACACTTGGCCCCTTTGCAATTGGATCAATGTCTGGCAATGTAGCCCCTAATATTGGTTCGGCAACTGGTTTGTTTAGCGGTCAATAGGAGTAAACCATTGACCCTTTCAGCCTCCTCCTCCTTGCCCAAGGCGCAGTCTCAGCCATTAAATCAGGCTGTGCAATGCTCCATGAAGGGCGCATGGAACTGGAGGGTGCTAAGAAGACAATTGAAGGGGTCATGGCTGATGTCAAAGCCATTAAGGGAATCTGGGATTGGCTCATTGGACTGTTTAACCCAAAGCCCAAGTCCAAGCCAGAAGACACCCCCAAGCCTTTGGCGAAAGCGAAAGCCGCTTCCAAGAAGCAACAGACTTATGAAGAAGTTGAACTACAAACCATCAACGAAGTGGGAGTCCAACTGGGCAACTTCTTTGACATACAGGCTCAACTAAACAACTACTATGCCTCTCTAGAGGCAGAATCAAAGGAACACTATGACCCAGATCAAAATACTTCTAAAAAGGCTATTGAACGTGCCTTGGTGGAACTCCAAATGGAAAACCTTGATGCACAAATTCGGGAACAAATGACTGTTTATGCCCCTGTTGAACTGAAGGCAATCTATACAAGGTTTCTAAAGATGTATGCAAAAATTCAACAAGAGCAAGAGTGGGCTAGATCAGAAGAAGTTAAGAAATTAAGATTACAGAGATGGAAACAAGAACAACAAGAAATATTCGTTATTGAAATGGTGAGTGGAGGGGTTGCAGTTGTGTTTATATCTATGTTTTTTGGATGGGCGATGTGGCAACTACGAAACTTGTCTTTTGGGTATTGATAGGAGTAGCCGTATGCATCATTGTTGGAGTAACCTCTATGGCATACGTGGAAACCTTGTATATGAGGGCGCAACTTAAACAAGAGATGAAAGAGTTACGCAAGTTGAAACAAGAACTGAAAGAATCTAAATGAAGTATTTATTGGTGCTTATGCTTTTAGTTGGTTGCGAAGACCGCTATCGGTATTTTTGCCAAGACCCAAAGCACTTCTCTGCCAAGCGTTGCCAACGCCCAGACTGCCAATTCACCCAAGACTGTCCTGATTACCTCGTAGCACCTATATTGGAGAAACAAGTTGTCCAACCCCCACAAATTCCAAATCAATCGGCTTCTGAGCCAAGAGGAAATTGAAATACGAGTTTGGGCTTGCGTAGTCCTAATCGTAACAATCATCCTCGCTGGTATCGTGATCTTTATGCTGTATAGCCTAGCCTTTGTGGTTCAGCCTATCAAGAGCATGGCTCCGATTGACCAAGCGTTTGCCAAGATGCTCAACGACATTGTTTTGCTGATTGTTGGCGGCATTGGTGGCGTGATGAGCCGTAAGGGTGTGCAAACTGTTTCTGAAAAACTATCCTCTACTGCACCACCTCCATCCCCTCCTAGCACCCCTACAACGCCTCCACCTGTGCCTACATCTACTTGGACTTCTCCATCTGGCGCATTACCAGCATGGATAAACCCTGTCTTGGATGAAGAGTGGAGAGCGCCACCACCACCCACTACGCCACCTGACTATGTTGACCCTGCCAAGGAAGAAATAGCCAATGAACGGGCTTTAGCAAAGGCTGAACAATGATTCCTAATCCTTGGATGATATTGGGTGCTATCTTGGTGGCTGTGAGCGTCTATTTCTATGGGCATCACAAAGGGTGGGATGAGCGTGACGCAGAAATGCAAGCAGAGATTGCTGTCAAGAACGAAGAATCCCGTGTAAAAGAGCAAGAACTTGCCAAACAATTAAATGACCAATCATCGAAACTTTTGGAGGCTAACAATGCCATTACTGAAAAACAGTCTAGTCTTGATCGTGCTATTCGTGCTGGTAGGGTGCGCCTCCCGTCCACAAGTTGCGTACAAACCAATGGAAATCCCCCCGTTGCCAGCGGAAATAGCAACCAAGCGCCAAGCGAATCTGACACAGAGACTCTCCGACTTATTGCTCAAATCGCCGCAGACGGAGACAAAGCCATCAACCAACTCAACGCCTGTATCGATGCCTACCAAGCAGTAATGGAGAAATCAAATGGTAAACGCTGAACAACTGCAAAAACTCCACATTGGTGCTGATTGGGTGGATGCCTTGAATGAGACATTCTCTAGGTTTAACCTGACCTCAAACAACCAAAAGGCTATGTTCATTGGTCAATGTAGCCATGAGTGTGGCAACTTCCGTATCCTTGAAGAAAACCTAAACTACAAGGCGGCAACGCTAATGAAACTGTGGCCTAGAAGGTTTCCCACTTTGGAGAAAGCCAATGAATATGGTGGAAATCCTAAAAAGATCGCAAATATGGTCTATTCTTCTCGCATGGGCAACCGTGACGAAAATTCTGGTGACGGTTATCGTTTTCGTGGGCGTGGATGTATTCAACTTACTGGTTACTCAAACTATTTCCATGCTGGTAAAGCATTGGGTGTGGATTTTGGTCTTGAGCCTGACCTTGTTGCTACCCCTAAATTTGCCGCACTTACTGGGGGATGGTTTTGGTCTACCCACAACTGTAATGCTCCAGCGGATGCCCTTGACTACACTAAAGTAACCAAGATCATCAATGGTGGCACGATAGGGTTAGATGACCGCATAAAGCACGTTCAACAGGCTCTAGCGGTCTTAGGTTAGTCTTTGTCAGAACTAAGGAAAAAGACTGCCACTAATATGCCAACGGCAATAGAAGCACCAAGGCCAAGCAGAACAATTATGGTTAGGATGTTTTCTAGCATTTAATCTTGCTCCTAATTAAGTCTTCCAAACACTTCATCAGAGTGAATACCGCACTTAAAAATGAAGGGGCTAACATACCAAGAATAAAAAGCGTGACATCATACATATCTTGTCTCCAAATACATTTCGTGGAATGCCCAGACAACTAACCAATCCCACATTAGGTGAGGGCAATGACCAGAATGGTAATACTTTGCCATTTTTAGGCAATAGGCTTTAGTTGGTGCTGGTTGTTTCATACTTTGCCTCCAGTTCGGTAACCCTGTCAGACAGCACACGAACTAACTCGCTCAAGATTGCAACTTCAGCAACTAGCTTGGCCTCCTTGCTAGGATTGCGAATTATTTCTTTCCTAACATAACTCTGCTCCATTGCACTAAAGACTTCAGCTTCTTCTGGAGTTTCTGTAAGGATGCGTAATGGATATGTGATACCAATTGGTTTACGCATATCAACTCCAAATGTATTTGTTAAACATATAGACAAAGAAACCAACAATTGCAATCAGCGCACAAAGTATGGCGAAGTCGCTGATCTGCGGCTCACGATAAGCACCTGTGAAGATGTCTTCATTGACATACTCTTTAGGCCATGCCTCTTTAATAGTGCGTGGAAACACACGCACAGTTGGATGGTTTTCTTCAACTTCTTCTTGCATCATTTTATTAAACTCCTGTAAGCGTTGATTGCGTCTTTCAGATCGTTTTGCAATTGCTCGATGTGGTTTTGTTGCTCTTGCATCTTAATATACGCCTCTTGAGCAAACTTGGCTAGATTCTCTTGGCTCCATGACTCGAATGTTGGCATTGTTATCTCCAAAATCTTTTAAGGTTGTCGATTGAAAATGTTTTTTGGTACTCAGTTTCTTTGGGTGTGGTTAACCTGTTCTTCTGAGGTAACGCCCCCGTGAACACTTCTTCTTTGGTTTTGAAGATACAAAAGCAAAGTTTGCAATATCTACGGCGGTAAGTGAATTCTTCATTCTGTATGGTTTCGGTGATTGCGATCTTGTCACCAGCACAGGTAGGACACTTCAAAATGGGACTCCATCCCAAGACCAGAATTCGCAATCAACTGTGCCTTGTACCCAATCGTCTGGTGGTGGGGCTTTGAACTCTTGGCACAGGCCAAGGCTGAATCTTTCACAGCTATGGCAGTTCACAGGTATGGCATTGATCTGCGCCAATTGTTTTACCAAATGCCCTTTGATGGCGTTTAGTTCAATTAAATTCATAGTCTCTTATCTCCGTGTATTTTCCGTTTTGGCGAGTTGCAATGCGGTCTGGTTTCTTTAGGCACTTTGGCTCAAAAAGCAAAGTCTTGATTGCATCTGCAACGCTTTTTGGATAATCGTAATCCTTAGAACTTCGGCGAATGATCCACCAAGAGACAGCCTTCTGTCCTGCGTAACCCGTATGGTCAAAGCAGACCCATTCTGAGGCGGTCTTCAGGATTCCAGAATAGTAGTCAACCCTTAGAGAGTCGGGCTTGCCCTCCTTCTTGTGGGTGTGGTACTCGACTTTGGTAACGTCATGCCAAACGATTGTTCGCTTGGATTGCTCAGACAACAATGCGGCATAAGACAGCGAGGCATCCAAGACCTTAACCTGTTCTTCTCTGATCGTGGCTCCACAGACTATGCAAGTCAATGCGGCGGCAACATTCCTTTCGCCACAGTCTGGGCAGATACAGAATGGGGCTTCTTGATTGCTGGTTATGCGTTTGGTTCTACCAGTTACTGTGTCTACAGTACCCATCCTTGCAACTGTGTCAGTAAAGTCGAGAACCAAGCAATCTTTCTTGCCATCTGCAATGCGTGTTCCTCGACCCATGCCTTGAACGTACAAGACTGGTGACTGCGTTGGTCTGCACCAAATAATGCAATCCACATCTGGCACATCAAAACCAGTAGACAAAGCTAAGACAGTTACCAAGCAATGGATTTCCCCATTGCGGAAATCCCTAATAAGGTTTTCCCTTATGAGTTTTGGTGTCTCGCCACAGACAACGGCGGTTTCTATACCAAGGGAATTTAAGCGATTACAGAGGCTGTCTGCGTTAACGACACTTGGTGTAAAGGCTATCCACTTCTTGCGGTCTGAGGCGATTCTGGTGGCTTCTAGGGCTACTTTGCCCAAGTATTTCTCAACTTCCAAAGACAACTCACCAATTTTGTAATCTCCATTGGAGATGCCAACCTTGCTGGCATCGATCTGGGTTACAACTCCAAACTTTGGTGGGACTAGCGGCGCAATGAATTCGCCATCTAACAACTCACGCATGGTGACTCGACTAGCAAAGCCTGTGAACAGAGGATCGTCCCCATCTGTCAACCAGACCCCATTGCCCCTAAAAGGCGTGGCGGTCATGCCAACTGTGCGGTACTCGCAGAGTTCGGACAGCTTGGACAAGAAGGTTCGGTACATCCCCTTTGGCTTTGTGTCTACCAGATGCGCCTCATCAATGATCACCATCTTGATGTCACCAAGAAGGTGTGCAGATTTAACAATCGATCCTATAGTGGCCACAATGACATCTGCATCATGCTGTTTTTTGCCAAGGCTTGCACTCACAAAGCCAACCTTGATTGTTGATGGCAAAAGTGCTTGCAACTTCTCAGCGTTTTGCTCTGCCAACTCCTTGGATGGAACTAGCACCACAGTTCTGGGGTGAAAGAGAGGCCATTGCTCCCACATCTGGCGCACAACTTCAGCACAGATGACAGACTTTCCCGCCGCAGTTGGCAGGACTAGCAACGGGATGTCTGTGACCTCTTGATGCTTTGTCCACCAATCAAACAGGCTGGTGACTGTGCGAGTCTGGTACTCACGCAGGATCATTTTTTCTCGCCTCAAGCATTGCGTCTGCCATTTCGTAAGCAGTCTTTGCAATGTAATTGCATTTTGGTTGCTCAACATCAACCATCATCCCTTGCATAGCCTGAGCCGCAAAATAATCTCTTAAAGTTATTTTTTCAATTGGTACTGTTTTCATACAAACTTTCCTCCATGTTGCTTGCGTATTTCTAAGCATTGCTCGTCCACCAAAATAGTCTTGTCTGCACAGGCGTGGATTTCTTGACTACTCAAGTGGTCTAGGTTCTTTGCTGGATCGCCATTGGTAAAGCGTTTGCCGTCTGCCATCTCGTAGACAACGCCACTTTCGTCTGTGTCAATAGGATGGGCAGTCTTAGCCAACAGAATTGGAATGATTCTGTGGTCTGCACAACCTTGTCGCTGGTCATCAACCGACAAATCTTTTTTGTGCGTTTGGCAACTCCATCTTGCCTCTCCATCCATTTCTGGGGTGGCGTGGGCGCATGATCTGCAAGATGCGGCTGGTGTATCTGTGCCATGACAAATTGCATGGTAGTCGCAGAACTTGCACTCGTACCAACTAGGATCAGTAGAGACACCAACAGGTGGCTCCGTGGCGGTGATGATTGCAATAGCTTTGTCAATGATGGCTTGAGCCTCAACGGGATCAAACTCGATTCGTTCTGTATAGATTTCATCGTTATCCTTGTTGACCACAAAGTACAAAGCCCTTTTGCAACCATCATCACCAAACTCATCACTTGTCCACTTCATGTATATTTGCATCTGCCCATAGTGTTCTGGTTTGGACTTCTTTACGCCATTTTTTTGCATATCCCGAAACATCTTGTCTGATGCGGTCTTGATCTCCAAAATGTGCGGTGACTTAGGAGCCTGTGGCAGACCCGTGATGATGCCATCACAGTTGCCTTGGAAGTGACCACCAGAAGACTCTTCAACAAAAGACCATTGCTTGCCTGTCGTTGGATTGTTTTGATAGACAGTACAACCAATGCTTGCTAAGTCTTGATAGACACGTGGCTCTTGCAGATGCCCAGATTGGAACACTCGATACAAGCGGCCTGAGAATTGTGGAGCCTTAGACCAGCGGAAAGAATACCAATGTTGTCTTAGGCAAGGCTTGCCAATGGCAGATGCCCCAAGGTATGGACGCTGTGGCTCAGAGCCATACTTTGCTTTGTAATAAGCAAAGATGGCATCTGATACAGGGTCTACCACAGATTGCGGTAGAACTGCCATATTACTTCTTAGCCCAAGCAGGGGCTTTGGAAGTTGTGGGTGCGGTAGCTGGTGCTGTATCAGCAACTTGTGCTGAATGGGTTGGCGTAGCACCAGAGGCGGACTCATAGCCCTTGATGTTGTTGCTCTCTTGGTACTTGCCATCTGCCTCACGGACTGTGACCTTGACTCGTACAGGCTTGTAATGCAATGCAGAAGTGTCTTCTAACTTGATCACATTCACGGCGTGGCAAAGGGCAGACAACTGTGCTTGGGCAATCCGTTGAGTGATTTCGTTTGTGTGCTGAATGTTCATGTTGTCCCACACACGCCGTCCCTTGTATTGCCCATCAATGATTTCCAAAGTCAGCTTCAAGCCTTCACCATTGCCAGAGGCCAATGGGCGAATGTCAGACTCCGTGATGTGCGCCAAATAAGTGCCAGCGGGTAAGACTCCATTTATGATCTGCGGAGCGACAGCGGATGCGTCAAAAGAAAAGTTAGCCATTTTTTAGATTCCTAAAAGTTAATAAAGTTACGGACTGAAAGATCAAGACTGTGCTTTTGTCAAAGCGTCTTGGAATACCGCCCAGTCAAGCGGCATATTGGATAAGCCAAAGCGGTTACCACCGCAATGCGCTGGGTGCGCCTCAACATGGAGGATGCGTTCACCCGTTGTAGTTGCCTTGGTTTCTTTCTTGTTGAAACCAGCATCTGTTTTGTTTGTGTAAATTCTGTAACCAGCGTAGCCAATCACATCTGCCCACTCCTGCACCAATGCGGCGGCTCTGTCGTGGAGTTTTAAAACGTGGGAGTCATAGCCCTCAGTTAAGGGGTCTTCCACTCTCTTAATTTTGTCGTGGGCAATTAGGATGATCCCCATTTGCTTTGTCGATCTAAGAACTTCCAGACCAGTAAGAAGGTTGCGCCATTCTTCAGCGGCGGCAACGTAGCCCTTGCCAAAGCCAGGCTGTTCAATGCTCTTCCAACCATTCGCCTTGCACACATGATCCTGCACCTGTGGCTCCAACCAATCGAGCGAATCGATAAACAGCGTCTTGAAGTCATGCTCGTTGGTGATCAATGTCTCGATAGCTGAATAGACCTCTTGCAGACTAGATGCCAAAGGAAATGCGTTTGTGTCTACTGCGTCTGCACCATCCTCAGTCAAGATGCCAATCGCATTGGGTGCGTGGGATGCAAAGGTGGTCTTGCCAATCTTTCCTGCGCCAACTAAACATATTTTTGGCGCACGAACACGGCGGGTTTTTGATATGGATTTGAGATCGAACATATTAGTCTTTCAGAGTTACGGATGGTTTTGCGGGTTTGGATGTAAAAAATTTAGCGGCCTCTGCATATGCAGGGGCATCGAGTTCTTGTAAGGCACGAAGCTGACGCAGATCAACATCTGGCTTCCAGCGAAATGCTTTCTGAACATTGGCTCCAAGCATCTCGAACACAGCAGACAAGGCTTCTGCATCGACTGTGCGAGTTAGTTTCCAAGCGATGGAGAACTCTTCATCATTGTGCGTACCCTCACCACCATCTGGCGTGGCGTAAAGAGCAAGAATCTTGTTCTCCACATCGAGGCGGTTCTTCTTGGCAGTTTCCTCCGCCATTTTTGCGGCTCTTAATTCCGCAACAAGTTTAGTAATCATTGGAGTTTTCCTTCATGTCTTCAAGGGCGGATTCGCAGATGTGATCCACAAGGGATTGCATAAGCAAGTGGGCGATGTCAACGCCATTGGTGGTGGCGTTCACAAGGTTCATGCACTCCTCTATGTCGGGTGCGTCTGGGTAGTTTTCTTCTGCTGGTTCATACTCCAACTTGCATTGGAGTTCGACACCTTCAACCTCACAGTTGAATTGATAGAGGTCTGGGGTCATGCTGACCACCATGCCACCAAGAGCCATGCAAAGCCTACTGCCACCAGCGTGGCGGCGAGAATGTCTTTGAGGGTTTGTTTCATTTCAATTCTCCTGTAAAGGTTGAAAGGGATGGGGCTTGCGCCCCTAAGAGATGCTGTTATTTAAAGTTGCTTTAATGCTTCAGAAACTTCATCTAATCTATAGCCAAGTGAAATTTTGCGACCGCTATAGGTGTAGTACCAAGTGCCATTTGAATGAATCATAAATTTTTCCCCGCTGTTGCCTGTGCCTGTCCATAAGGGCTTAGTGCGGCTGAATACTCCAATGGGGTGGCGAATAATATTTTCAAACTTTGTTTTTTTGAAATTTGTTTCGGTGTTCATTTCGTTTCCTTTGGTTGACCTTGCGGCGTGATGTGCAGAGAACCTATTTCCCTGCCCATGACCAGAATTCTAGCAAAAAACTAGAGGTTTCTAGCGTTTTGATAGAAATATTTAAAAATAATTCCTATCGGTATCCCTAATAGGGTTTGCACCTATATCTACAGAGTTCTATCTTTCTGCTAGACTCGCTACCCTATGAACATACCTCACATTTCCCCCGAAGAACGCAGAGAGTTGGCTGAAAAGGTTGGACTCTCAGAACAATATATCTACCAATGCCTGACAGGAAGGCGAGAAATGAGTGCTTGGCAAGCTGTCTGGGTTGAGCAGGAGTCAGGTGGCAAGATCACCAGAAAGATGCTCTGTCAGGGGTCTTGGCAGGCGATTTGGCCTGAACTGGTGGAGGCACAAGCATGAGCAGTCTTACAAACATATTCCCCAACGGCTTTGCCGCGGCCACAGAGAGCCAAGACCTAGTGAGTCCTATCGAGGGATTCACCAAGCATTGCGAGGCACAAGGGCTTGTGATCAGAGACTTGATCGCAGATGGCGAGATACATCGTGTACCTCATATTTCCTCCAAGAAAGGTGCAGTTGATGGTTGGTATATCTTGCACCTAAGTGGCAAGATTCCTGTGGGTGTAGCAGGCTGTTGGAAGGAGCCTACCTTTGAGTCCAAGTGGATGGCAGACATTGGTAGATCGATGTCATTCTCTGAACGGTTAGAGCATGATAAGTGGGTAGGAGAGTTCAAGGCCAAGAGAGAAGCTGACAGGGTGGCAAGCCAACAGGTGGCGGCTGAGAAGGCAGAGGATGAGGTCAGTACCTATGCTGATGCGAGTGCAGACCATCCTTATTTGGTGAGGAAGAGGATAGAGCCACACGGAATAAAGATTGATCGTGCTGGCAGGCTCGTTGTGCCTGTGAGTGATAACCAAGGGGAAATCTTGAGTTACCAAACGATTGACGCGGAGGGAAACAAGAGGTTCTTGAAGGGTGGCAAGATTGAGGGTGGTTTCTATGAACTCAGAGGCAACAGAAAGGTGATCTTCATTGGTGAAGGTTTCGCAACCTGTGCATCGATTCACCAAGCGACAGGGTTCACCACTCTGGTGGCGTTTGACTGTGGCAATCTTGCCAAGGTAGCGAAGAGTGCCAAGGAAATGTTCTTGGGGTCAAGGATCGTGATCTGTGCGGATAATGATCAGTTCACGGAGGGCAATCCTGGCATCACTAAGGCAAAAGCGGCGGCAGGGTTGGTGTTTGGGGAAATTGTGTATCCAACATTCAATGAGTCTGATCTGCCTTCTAAGCCAACAGACTTCAATGACTTGCATACTCTCCAAGGGATTGAGGCAGTCAAGGAGCAGATTGAGAGAGTGGCTCTGCCTGCCATAGACAAGTTGGCGTTTGAGTTCACCAGAGCAGATAGTTTGGAACTCACAGAGATAAAGTGGGTGGTGGATGATTACATCGAGGCAGATAGTTTGGCGCAGGTCTTTGGTGATCCAGGCGGTGGAAAGTCATTTGTCGCAATCGACTTGGCTTGCTGTGTGGCAACTGGCAAACCTTGGCATGGTCACGATGTCAAGCAAGGTAGTGTGTTCTACATCGCTGGTGAAGGGCATAACGGGCTGGCAAGGCGATTAAAGGCATGGCAGATTGGTAACGGCACATCTCTAGCTGGTGTGCCTCTGTACAAGTCCCATCGTGCGGCGCAGTTGTACGATGCAACAGAGGCGGCAGTTGTCGCTGAGTCGATAAAGCAGTTGTCAGCAGAGGCTAATTGCATCCCAAGCATGATTGTGATTGATACCTTAGCCAGAAATCATGGAGGTGACGAGAACTCAACTCAGGATATGAATGCGTTTATTCAGCATCTGGATGTCTACTTAAGACAACCTTGGAAATGCTGTGTCATGGTGGTTCACCATTCAGGAGTCGCAGACAAAGATCGATCCAGAGGTTCAACAGCCTTGAAAGGCGCATTGGATGCTGAGTACAAGTGCCAACTGGATTCAGGCACAAAGACTATAGCGTTTGAGAGTAAGAAGATGAAGGATGCGGAAATGCCAAGTCCTAAGAACTTCCAGATCACCCAAGTTGATTTGCCAATCAACAACAAAAACGGAATGCCAGTCAAAGGTGCATATCTGACAGCGGTAGATATTAGCGGTCTGGTTAGCCAAGTGCAAAAGAAGACCTATCTCTCACCAAACCAGAAACAAGTGATGGAATGCTTGGTGATGCTAGAAGTTAGCTTGCACCAGAATCAACAGTTACGGCCAGTTGGATATGACGAGTGGAGAGACTCAGCCAAAGAGCATGGAGTCAAAAATAACAGATTTTGGGAAGTAGTAAAAAGTATGATATCTAAGGATTTGGTGGTTGAGGTAGATGGTGGTTACAAGAGCAGAAATAGCCAGCCAAGTGAGGTAAAGGTTGATTGATTTGCATCCGAAGTCATCCGAAGTCATCCGAACAAGGATGATTCGGATAATAAGGATAGCATCCGAAACTATCATCCGAATCATCCGAAACCATCCGAAACCATCCGAAGTCCACCCTGCCAATCATCCGAATCCTTCCTCCTTAGTCTATAGACTAAGGAAGGTTCGGATGGCGGATGGATCGGATGATCAGGATCGGATAGGGATTTTGGGGTTGGGCTGTTGTTTGGTGAAGAAGGTAAGAAATGATTGAAATAAGGATAGAAATGAAGATTGTCTCAATTGCGAACTTAAGACTACATTGGGCTGTTAAGGCTCGTTTGGCGAAAAGTCAAAGGCAAAAGGCGTTCAAAGCCTTGGCGAGTATTGCTACGCCACCACCATTACCCCTGACCTTGGTGCTAACGAGGATTGCGCCTCGCCAGTTGGATGGTGACAACCTTCAGTCGGCGTTCAAAGCTACCCGTGATGGTGTCGCTGATTGGCTTGGCATAGACGATGGGCATAAACAGCTTGATTGGCAGTACAGGCAAAGAAGCGGTGGTGCGAAGGTTTATGCGGTTGAGTTGGAGGTTATATGAGAGGCAGACCATGCAGAACGGATACTGTCTGGTTTAAGCGCAAACTTGGAGCATCCGAACGGAAAATCCTTTTGGTCGCTGGTCGTGGTGATCTGACCCAAGGCTGGAATTCTTTGCTAGAAATTTATCAGAAGCTGTGGAACAACGGATACAGACCCAAGGACGATCTGGATGATTTCTTAGGCGTTGCCCCGTCTAAGCCAGAAAAACCTGTTGTAGGCGGTTTTAATGCGGTTTGAGAGGGTTTTAACGAACTATTCTCCGTCTGCTGTCAGGTATGGCTGGAATGCACCATCCGACCCTTTCCCTTTTCCCGTTTCCCGACCGACTGGTCGGTTAATTAATCCAGTTATCCACAGACCAAACGACCAGTTATCCACAATTGCTGTGGACTGTGCAGAAACGCAACACAATTCTCTGTATAACCTGTGCATAACTACAAAATAACTTTACATAATGAACATAGTATTAAGTAGACCGCCAAAACTGTTAGGGTTTACCAGTAGGTCTTGCGTTTTGGATGGGGGGGAGGGGGTCGGCCTCCGCCAGAGTTTTTACAGTACCCCCCTCCCCTCACAAAAAGGTAAAAGGAGTAAAATTTTGTTATGAGTGAACTCGAATTGAAAAAAAAGGTTGGCAGACCCAAAGGCGTGAAGAAACTCACTATCCAGCGGTGGGCGGCTAACCCCTCCCTGTCTTTGCCTAAGACGGATCACCAGAGGATCAAGGAACTCAAAGACCTGATGATCAATTCTGGTGGAAGGGATGTGGCGCAGAAGGTGATAGAGATTGCGTTGAACGATGACCATCCAGGCCAAATGGCGGCGTTGAAGATGTGTTTGGATAGGACGTTACCGATCACGCTGTTTGACAAGGAAGCCAAGCAACGGAATGCGGTAACGATTAACATCACGGGCATTGGCGAGATCAATCACGCCCAAACGATAGATGCGGAAGATGTGGAGGCGAAAGATGTCTGACCTGAACTTTTCTCTTTTACCTTGGCAACAGGATGTTTTTGCTGACAAGACGAGGTTCAAGGTTGTTGCGGCTGGAAGGCGTTGTGGCAAGTCTAGGTTGGCGGCAACGACATTGATTATTGAGGCGTTGAAGTGTCCACAGGGATCAGCTGTGCTGTATGTGAGTCCTACGATGGGGCAATCTAGGCAGATTATTTGGGATTTGCTGTTGGACATTGGTCGAGAGGTGATCCAAGGTAGTCATGTAAACAACTTAGATATCACGATGATCAATGGCGCAAAGATTTACGTTAGAGGCGCAGACAGACCTGATACTCTCCGTGGTGTCAGCTTGACTTACGCTGTACTGGATGAGGTAGCAGACATTAAGCCTGAAGCGTGGGAGCAAGTAATAAGGGCTTCTCTGTCAGACAAAAAAGGCAGAGCCATGTTTATTGGGACTCCGAAGGGAAGGAATTGGTTCTATGACCTTTTCAAACTTGGCGAGACTGAGGATGATGATGATTGGAAGTCTTGGCACTTCACTACCAAAGACAACCCCTTGATTGACCCGACTGAGATTGAGTCTGCCAAGAAAACTTTGTCTACCTTTGCTTTCAAGCAAGAATACATGGCTAGTTTCACCAATGCTGGTAGCAATGTGTTCAAGGAAGAATGGATCAAATACGGGGAAGAACCTCAGTATGGCAGTTACTATTTGGCCATTGACTTGGCTGGGTTTGAGGAAGTTGCCAAACAAGCGGCTAATTCCAAGAAAAGGCTAGATCAGACTGCTATTGCTGTGGTCAAGGTAACTGATGATGGCAAATGGTTTGTCAAAGAGATTGTGTTTGGGCGCTGGGATATACGGGAGACTGCGGCAACCATTCTGATGAAGATGCGAGATTACCGACCTTTGGCTGTTGGAATTGAGCGAGGTGCGTTAAAAAATGCAGTTTTGCCGTATT